TTGCTGTGCGGCATTAACGTCAAATCCACCACCAGTCGCTTGTTGCGCTTGTGTGGCTTGTTGTTGTTGTAAGCTTGCTAATGCATTAGCGTCCTTAATGGCTTGCATAGATCCCATTGTTGCGAGTTGTTGCCGTGCTGCCTGCTCGCCAGACGTCTCCAATTGCGCACCAGATTGAATTTGCGCTTGAATTAACGCTTGACGTTGAGCTTCAGCAGCAGCAGCAGCTTGAGCTTTTTGTTGCTCTTGCAATTGAGCCAAAAAATCCATTGTCGGATCGCTTGGAGTTCCTGATTTATGTTTGCTTTTTGGAGATGTTTGGAATCTACCGTGAACCCAATTTCCAATAGGATCCATTGATTTTTGAAATTTAGATCCTCCCATATTACGCTCCTCCGAATGTTAATCCGTTAGCAGATGGAGTTTGAAATTTATTTGCAGGCTGCGGAGTTCCGCCAGTGCCTTGGTTTGCCATCTGTCCAGCAGTTGTCATTCCCGGCATTGGTGTTGCACCAATTCCTTGCAAAGATTGTTGGCGCACTTGACCTGCTGTAGTTCCCACCGCTGCCTGCCCAGCATTTTGAACAGATTGAATTGCAGATTTATCAGCGGTTTGCTGGGATGCATTCATATTTGCCAACGATTGTTGCGCAGCTTGTTGACCTTGTAGCATCGCTTGTTGTCCAGCTTGTTGTTGCGATTGAATCATCGCTTGACGTTGCGCGTCAGCTTGAGCTTGTGCAGCAGCTTGAGCTTGTGCCGCTTGTTGTTGCTGCATCATGCCCATATAGGCAATCATTGGATCAAGTTTTGGAGCTTCTTGTTTTGGTTTTGGTGCTGATTTACTTCCGCCCATAAATAAATAATTTGTGTTGAGTTATTGCATTAAATTGGAGTCAAATCAAGCATTTTCTTGCGAGCCTCAAGGCATAATTCGCTTCCGGGTTTAAAATTTCTGCATGAATTAGGTCTATCATTGTAAACTTTGCAACATACTTTGTCGCCCACTTTACCTTCCAACGCAATGCATCGGTTGTCAGTTGTTACCATCAGCGGATAATCTTCACGTTGCATTTCAGCGGGAATCCGTGTTGCATCTGACCTGTCTCGTCGCAATACGGGCCATGACCATTTGAAACAACAACAAGCACCACATGATTTGCAGTCAAATTCATTTATTTGTTCCATGTAACAGGTCGAAATCCAAGATCCTCGTTAACCAAGTCTTCGTATGGAGCAAGATGCGATATATTGGATATTTTAGCCTTTAATTTAGGACAATCAACATATTTTCCTTCATGGCGATTGACGCAGTTAAAGCAAACCGGGTAAAAATCAGCGTTCAAAGATTTATCCTTGTTATTTTCCCACTTATCCCAATTTTTAACGTATCGAGCAGGATCTGGAGTTACGTTGTTTTCTTCCAGATAATCAAAAATGTCTTTGTCATTCCAGTCCCGAAGCGGATAAAGTGACATTGGCGAGTCTTCAGCATAGCGGATATCTACAGCAAGTGGCACATGACCTTTAATTAGGTCTGTATCGTTGTATTTCGTTCCGATATACACTGCCCCCCAAGGCCAATTAAAAGACCCTGTAGGACGTTGCAGCAAGTCAGTGACCGCACACAAGAATTCCTCGCCTTCTTTAGGTCTTTCAGTTCCAAGCGACAAGCATACCGCTGATTGCTTGCCCCATTGGAAGTATTTAATAAAATCAAAGCGCAATTCACCAGTTTCAACGTCAGGCCCATCAGCAATCGCCACTTTGCTTGGAGGATAGTCATAAACTTCCAAATTCCACTCTTTTATGAGTTTATCCGAATACGCATATCGTTCGCGCATTTTGGGTTCACGATATTGAATGACTGGCAGGTCAATTCTTGCACCAAATTTGATCAGATGAAGCAATGCCGTGGAATCTTTTCCTCCACTCCACAAGACAACCGCTCTTGGCCATCTTTTATTCCATTCAACGATTTTATTTATTGTCGCATCTACCAACGATTTATTTATCATTTATGTTGTATTTATTAGTATTTTATTAATTAAATAATAATTGCAGCACCCAAAACTACTGCCCCTGCTGCTGCACCACCCGCTCCAATCATTTGACCACTCATTGCATTTTTAGATGCAGCATTTTGCGCTGCATTCTGATACATCGTTTGCTCGTAATTGGATTGGTTTTGAGCAGCGGTCTGATTAATGTTTTGCAATTGCCCAAGATTTTGATTAATCCAATCTGTCGTTGATTGGTTAAGTTGCTGCGATCCTTGCATTACATTGCCTTGCCAGCGTTGCATTGCGGCAAGATTTTGCTCTTTTGCAGCTTGCTCCGCCATTATAACAGATGCTGGGTCAAGGCCGCCAATAGGTGCAGAAGTTTGCGCTAAATAACCCTGTTGCAAAGCAAGGTTTTGTAATCGTGCTTGGCGTCCAGCTTCTGTAGCTTGGTCAAATATTGCGGAACGTCCAATTAAACTATCTGTTCCAAGTCCAGATCCACCCATCAACCCTGATTTAATTGCCCAATTATCAGCCCATTTTTTTGACGCATCAAGATTCGTAGCTTCAGCAACTTTGCTACCCAATTCTCCTCGCATCTGTGCGGCTTGAGGATTTGTCAGCTTTTCAAATTCACTGGAACGATAAAAGTTCTCCATTCCAAGCTCTGCGGCTTCTTTGCTGACTTGCGAAGCGTCAAAAGTTTGTGTTTTGGGAGGCAGTTGCGAATACGCTTGTAATAAATTGGCTTGCCGTTGCAATCCCGCTTGAGTCGCCCCAGATTGCGCTAAAGCAGCAGCAAACATCGGAGTTGGATTTGGTTTTGGGATTGAGTTCATTTTTTAAATTGTTCCGCTAACAGGAGCATAAAATTGCCCTCCTGTAGAAGATGTTTTGGGAACATATTGTTGTCCACCATAACCAGCAATGCTGCCTCCTCCTGCGCCAGCAAGAGATTTTGCGCCAATTCCAGCGGCACTGCTCAAAACATTGCTTCCAGCTTGTATGTATGCGCCAGTCAGTGCGTTTTTTGCAGCTTGATTTGCAGCTTGCCCTTGCAACATAGCCTGCAAGTAATTTTGCTGATTTTGAGCGTTTGCTTGTTGGATATTTTGGAATCCAGACATTCCTTGACCTGCAATATCTGCGGCAGATTGGCTCAATCCGCCAAGGTTGCCAAACATACCTTCATTCCAATTTGTCATTGCTTGCAAGTTCTGTGCTTCTGCGGCTTGCTGCGCCGCGATTGACGTTGCTGGGTCAATTCCTCCAGAAGGAGATTGCATCTGGCTTAAAATCTGTTGCTGGAGCGCAATTTGTTGTTGGTCAAAGTTGCGTTTTGCTTGTAACGCCGAATCATATTTTGCCGCTTCGCCAATTGTTGAATCTTGGAGTCCAGTCTCGTAGCTTTGAATCAGTCCTTGACGTTTAGCCCACTCGTTCATATATTGGGCTGCCGTCTCTGGAGCAACAAGTTTAGCAGCTTCTGCCGCTTGAGCCTGTCGCATTGCAGCAGTCTGCGGAGACGTCATTTGCTCCAATTCGCGGGAGCGTTGCAAGTTCGCCATTCCAAGTTCGCCTGCACGTCGAGATTGCGCGGAAGGATCGTATTCTTGGCGCGTTGGAGGCATTTGAGCAGCAGTTTGAGCCAAAGCAGCTTGTTGCGCCTGCTGTTGCCCTTGCATTTGCTGCATAGCCATCAGGATAGCAAGTTGCGATGTTGGATCTTGCTTTTTAATATATTTGCTTGGATCGACTGTTTTTGCTCCGCCCATAGTTAAAAATTAGTCATACTATAAACTTCACGATCCATTTTAGTCAAACCTAATTTGAGCATAATTTCATTGCTAAAGTTTGGCCTGTCATTGATTAGCGGAACACCGATATATCCCGGTTGCCCGGAAAGCTGCGCATGAGCTTTCCAATCGCTCATCACTTGAATAACATCTTGTGGACGAGTGTGTTTCGGGTGAAACGCTGGATAAATCGTTGGAAGAAAGACGTGATCCGAATATCCGAAGAGTCTTCCATTAGAATAGTGAGCATATACATTAACATTAGGATGTTCTATAATTTGATGGTCGAATTCTTGTGCAAAATCCTGCAATTCAAGAAACTCATTTGTCCCTTGTCTTACCATTTTGTAATCAATTTTGGTTCTCATGTATTTATTAATTTGTTCCAACAATAACTTCGTTTCCGCTTAATTCCGTTGGCACATATCCCTTAAATCGTTCAGCTTGTTGTTGAATTATTTTATTTCGGTTGGCAAAATTGCCACAAACCACGCAAGGCAGACAATTTTCAGTATCAATTGGAATTGGAACAGAAGAAAATAATGGAACAACTGGATCATCTCCGAAAGGCGATACGTATCGGTTTGGGAATTCGGTTACTTTTACTGAAGCGTCAATAATGGATGGCATATCAGCAAGGATGAAGGTTTCGGTAAGCCTGCGCTGCGGAATTAGCTGCTTCTTGAGCGAGGATTCCAGCTTGTTCTTCTGCGTGGGTGAATGAAATGCTTGACAAAAATGACGCTGCCGCAGTAGCGGAAATTGAAGGCGAAGAATTGAGGCAAGTAAGTGTCACAGTCTTGTAAACTTTAGCATACCATGCCTGTGTCGTTGTGTTTGGAACGTCATACGGACTTGGCAACAAATCAAGCGACATTGTTGTTCCATCTTGCGCAAGAACGCAAGAAGTTTTTTCGTTTGATTGCGGAATGCCAGTTGAACGCTCGCTCCACGGGTCTTGGAACATTCTGATCGCTTCAACTCCAAACTCTCCGCACCACTCAACGAGCATGGAGAATCCCTTGTCAATGTCCGTTGTAAGATATGATTCGCACGTCTCCGCAGTTGCGTTGCGAACTGCTGATTCAGTGATTAAGCGACGATATTGCGTGTTTAAAAAACCAAGTTTTTCAATCTCCGTTGCAAATGGAGTGTCCTGCCATTGGTAGTTGTTCGTTACTGCCAGAATTCGTGTGTCAAGGATATTTTGGTATTGGCCCTTACTACCTCGATAAGATGATTTGACGTCTACTGTGCCGCCGATCTCCACGCATTCCAGTTCCGCATACGCAAATTGCTTGTAGTCCATTGAGTCGCCAAGCAACGCGGTTTCAACCTGCGAGTAGATGCGCGTAAACAAATCAGTTGTTGTTCCGTCAGCATTAATGCTCAAATAGGAATCCACTCGTTGAGGCATGAAGGATTCCCAAAGTGAAATGTATGAACCATCGTTGGTCGCGGAATAATCCACGGAAAAGTGGAAACATCGAGGTTGACCACCGACAATTCCTGTAGTCCATTCAACTGGTCGAGTTCCAGTCCAAACTCCACACCATGCAGGTTGTCGATTAGATCCATTTTCTGCGGCAACTGCCCAATCCATAACCATTGTTGCTGCATTTAGCGGTTCAAGATAAGGAATGCTATAAAGCAAATAATTCTCAAAAGAAGCTGCGCAAATCCCCGTTTGATCTCCAGCCATGTATGCTTTAGCGCGAACCATTTCAACGTCCCGATAAAGAACCTGCGATGACAAATAAGCGTTCCCAGCAACGTCCGCTGCAACAAGACCACCTTGCGAATACCACCACATTTGACCTGCTTGAAAAGCGATTGATTTTCCAGCAATACAACCTACGTTTGGGAACAAAATAGTTTGGAAATTTGCCGTAGTTGTCCACGTTGTCCTGTCGTAAATTCCGCTTGCAAGAGCATACGTTGAACGATCCGTGAATACATAAAGTTTTTGATCGTTGTTTTGTCCAACGTAGCTTACTAAAGCCGTGACCGGACGAGTAAAAGAGAAATCGCCGCGCCCCGTTCCTGTTGTGCGTTCTTGCCAACTGGTAGGATCCCCAAGATCGGATGCCAATACGATATTTTTATTAGCTATCCAAAGTCGATTTCCAGAAAAAGCCATCCAGAACCCCGTAGGAATGCTTGAAGACTGAACCCCTGTTGTATTGCTTCCATCCCAATAAACAGGCGCAGAAACGCCATCTTGGATAAATAAAACCCTATGCGAAGGTGTTATTGAAACGTCTCCACCAGTCGAAATGTTTGCCGATTGAGTTGCAAGCGTGAAACAATATTGTGAAACATTCGGATCAAGCGAAACGCCAGTTAATTGGAATGGTTTCCAACTTTTGGGTTGCGTAAGTGGGAATGGACTCCAATAAACCTTGCCGTTTACAGCAAAAACAATGTAAGGAATCTCGTCAGCTTCTACTCCCTTACCATCCGTTCCGTAAACTTGCGTGGATGTCGTTTGAGTTGCTGCTTTGTATTGCTTGTTTGCGAGAAAAAGTATGCCGCCCTGAAAATTTCCCGGAGGCAATGACAACCGCATGGATTGGCCGGGACGAGTTTGAGCTATTCCGCCTCGAAATTGAGCGTTTACTGCCCATTTTACTTGGTTTTCTGGCAATGCCCAAGGATTGCGCATGGAATTAACGCCCTGCGTCCATCCAGCGGTTAATTTGACCTGCCGACCCCGTGTAATTTGTTCGGATTTCATTAGAACATTACTGGATCTTCAGCGTCCCCGTAAACAATTCCATTAATTTGTGGGACAACCATAGCATGACCATCAATTGATTCCTGTTGGTTTTTCAAGTATCCAAAAGCGATTTGCCAGTAACGCAGTGCTTGATCTGCAAAATCCTTGTCCTCCAAGTCAACCGCATGAACTGCCGCGATAATAGCCCGTTCTTGTTCAAGCGGAATATAGTCATAAACGCTCGAAACACTCGGATTTGTTACTTTGTATATGATCCTCGCCCATGCGCAAGGTTTGCCAATGCGGATTCTGCGATAACTTGGATTGACTTCGGTTGGATGGTATTGACCAATCAACGTCATGTCATTTGTGCGTCCGTAATCCCAAGCATAAAGGCTAACATATCCATCTGTGAGAGGCTTTTCAATATGGGCAATTGACTTTACAAAAATCGGATCGGAAATCGCATCAACAAAGAAGGTTGATGTAACTGATTTTCCTGTTGTTGTATATGCTTTTCTCCCAGTTGTTGAAGCCAAGTCACGCGCATTAGAAAGCGTGTCGTAAAGTTCAAAACTATTGTTATCAATGCGTCGAACATAGTAATTTGTTCCAGCAATTAAGCCAGTTGGAAGCTCGTCGTTGGTATTTGCTCTGGCAACTAAAATCGCTCCAGTTTCGTAAAGTGAGGCGTCTGCCGCGATTTTTTTTGAAGGCTGAACTTGGACATTCCTAATGATGTCAAGATTTAATTGACCTGTTCCAGTGGATGTCAAAGCTACTACTGAACTTCCATTATAAACACGAACTGCATCTCCGATAAGTTTAATAGTGTAGTCAGTTGACGCTACAAGCGGAGTTGGTAATATCCCAGAAGTTGAAAATTGAACTGCTTCATCTTCGCTCAAATATGCCGTGTTGACTGGTTTTATCAGGTTGCTTGCAACGGATGGAGAAACTTGCGTCCGAATTGCGTAATATGTTTGACCAGTTCCAAATGAATCAATGTTGATAATTGTTGTTAATCCACTATTTGAATATGCCGCCGCAAGCGTATTTGAAGTAACACTCAAATAAAATGGAGTTACGCTATTGTCAATAGCTGGGGACGTTGTTGGAAGAATATAGTCA